TTTGTTATCAGCTTTACCACAAAAAGATGAAACACAAATTACGTATGCTTCTGATTCAGCTCATTGGAAACCTACACCAGGTACATTAATACTTATGCCTGCTTACGTAACACATCAATATTCTGTAGGTGGACCTAATCAAGCATTTCGTTTTATACATTTTAACATACAAGCAATACATAATAATTTTATGAAAACAGAGGAGAAAAAATGAGTTTTGAAAAAGATAAATACGAAGTAGTTAAAAGAGCAGTACCAAAAGATGTGGCTAGTTTTTGTTATGCGTATTTTTTAAATAAAAGACAAGTAGCAAAACATTTACAAGACACACGCTATATATCTCCTTTTGATGAAAGTTGGGGAACGTGGAAAGATAGTCAAATACCTGACACCTATTCTCATTATGCAGATCTTGTTATGGAAACATTAATGGTGAGAGTACGACCAAAAATGATGGAGGTAACTAAAATGAATTTAGTTCCTACTTATACTTATGCTCGTATTTATAAATACGGCGATATATTACATAGACACAAAGATAGACCTTCGTGTGAAATATCATGTACCTTAAATTTAGGTGGTGATGAATGGCCTATTTATTTAGATCCTTCAGAAGGGTTTGGTAACAAAGGTAAAAAAGTTATATTAAAACCAGGAGATATGTTGGTATATAGCGGATGTGATTTAGAACATTGGCGTGATGCTTTTGAAGGTCAAGACTGTGGTCAAGTATTCTTACATTACAATAATAAAGCGGGTCAGTTTCAAGAAAGCAATGCTTTTGATGGTAGGCCTATGCTTGGATTACCTTCGTATTATAAAAAAGCACAGTAGACTAAATCACTTTTTATAGTTAAAATAGAGTCTTATGACTCTAGGTATTTTAGCCTTTTCAGAAGGACCATTATCATCATTAGGTAAACAGGACGCCATAGCGGTTGTTACAGGTCAAGGTTTAACAGCAGCTTTAGGAGCAGAAACTGTTGCTGTTGACGCAACAGTAGCAGTAACAGGTCAGGCTATAAATGCATCTTTAGGAGTAGCAGTTATAGACAGTGGAGCATCGGTTGGATTAACAGGTCAAAACGTAACATCAGCATTAGGGACTGTAGTTGCTAGTCCAACGGCAAATCCTGTAGTTTCTGTAAGTGGATTTGGATTAAATGCAGTTATAGGAACTTTTGCTGTAACAGCAGGTGGTCAAGTATCAATTGATGCTTCGTCTGAACCTGATTTAGATTTATTCTTAGGTGAAGAAACAGTAACCGCTAGTGCATTAGTACAGCCTAAAGGTTTAACAGAAACATTTACAGTAACAGTACAGAATGTAGGAGGAGCTAATAAATACTTTATTAACGGAGTTCAACAACCAACACTTACTCTTAGAGAAGAAGATATATTTATCTTTAGCAGTAATGATTCTTCAATGGATGCTCATCCAATTTTGCTATCAACTACTTCGAATGGAACGCACTCAGGAGGAACAGTTTACAATACTGGTGTCACTTATCAAATAAATGGATCTAATGTTTCTCAATCAGATTATATAACAAATTACTCTTCTGCAACTACAAGAAGTTTAACTATTGATGTAGCCGCAGGCGCTCCTACTTTATATTATTTCTGTAATTATCACTCTGGCATGGGTGGTCAAGCTAACACTCCTACTAATACTAACTATGATAGTGTAGAAATAAGCACGGCTCTCGGCACAGTTCAAGTTAATGCACTCGTTCCTGTTCCTATAACAGGTCAGGCTTTATCAACTGCTTTAGGCACAGTCGCTGTAAATACAACAAGTGTAGCAGCGGTTACTGGACAGTCAATGACAGCATCGCTTGGTGCTTCTATTATAAATGCTTCAGCAACTGCGTTACCTACTGGTCAAACAGTCAACACGGCTCTCGGCACAGTAGTACCAATTACAAATACAATTGTACAAGTAACAGGTCAGACAATGACCTTAACTCAAGGAGATCAAGGAGTTTATGCATGGCAGGTAGTTCCTGACTCTGGCACAAATACTTGGACAAATGTTGATGATTCTGCTACAAATACATGGCGAGATGCAGCGTAGGTAAATTATGTCAACATATTCAAGCAGACTACAGATAGAGTTAATAGGGGTAGGAGATCAAGCAAATGCTTGGGGTACAACTACAAATAACAACTTTTCACAATCATTAGAGCAGTCAATAGCTGGTGTCTATACAAAGAATATATCATCAGGAACGACAACAGTTTTAACAGACACAAATGGTCCCGCTACACAAGCAGATAACGAAAACAGACAAGCTGCTATTATATTTACAAATGCGGCAGCCAATCATATTGTTCAATTTACAGCAAAAGAAAAATTATATTTTTTACGAAATGCAGCTACAACTTATACAGTTACAGCTAGACTAGGTGCTTCAGGCAATACCTATGTCATTAATCCTCAAACAAGTGTTTTCTTGGCCACTGATGGTACTAATTGGTATGAACTCCAGACATCGGGTGGCACATGGATTACTAAAACAACTACTTATACAGCTTTAAGTGGAGATAAAATATTTGTTAATACAACTGGCGGAGCTTTTACAATTACTTTACCAGCAGCTCCTTCTACAGGAGATGAGGTAAGATTTGTAGATTTAGCGAGTACATTTGATACAAACAATTTAACAATTGGAAGAAATAGTTTAAAAATTAATGGAGCTACAGCAGATTTAACTGTAGCAACCGAAGATGCAGCTTTTAGTTTAGTATACTCAGGCGCAACTTATGGTTGGAAACTAACGGAGAAGTAATATGGCAACTTATGAATCTATCAAATATAAATTTTCAGGCACTGCTGTTACTGGCGTATTACAAGTAGCAAGTAATTTAAATGACGTTGCTGCAAAGGATACATCAAGAGATAATTTAGGTGTTGAAATTGGTAGTGATGTACAAGCTTTTATTTCTGCTACGGCAGGAACAAATGCTAACGGCACAAGAACAGTAAGTACATCTGCACCAAGTGGTGGATCTGATGGAGACATTTGGTACAAATATAGTTAAACGATCATGCCAATTTATGTAAAAGATGGTGGTACTTTTCGTGAAATAAGTTCGGATGCTGGAACTCAACTTTACGTAAGAGATAGCACATCTTTTACTAACAAAACAATTTCAAATGTTTATGTAAAAGACGGTGGCGCATGGCGAACTGTCTTTACTTTATTTGATACTACAGCTTTTCAAACTACAACTGGATCTGTTGCTGTACCAGCAAATGCAAATGCTATTCACTTTCAATTTGCTGTAGGTGGTGGCTCTGGTGGTGTAGGTGGTGCCTCTTATGATAAAGCTGGTGGTGAATCAGCAGGCGCTGGTGGTTCTTCTGGAGCTTACATATCTGATAAAGTTTTTACAGTGACAGGTGGCGAAACTCTTACAGTAACTACAGGAGCTGCTGGAACAGCTTCAGGAAATGGATATAATGAAACTGCTGGTAGTGGTGGTGCTACGTCAGTTACAGGTACAAGTTCGGGTTCTCTTTTTTCTTTGGCTGGCGGTACAGGAGGCTCTGCCTCTGGTGGCGGTGTGCAAGGACCTTTACGTAATAACTCTGCTAGTGTTGGAGGAGCAGGAACTATTTCAGGTACAGTTTTAACATCAGGAACCACTGTTGATGGTCTCAATATAACAACATTTAATACTGGCCCTGTTGGTACTTTTAATCAATCAGGTAGTGGTAATGCAGGAACAAATCCAGGTAACTGTAGTGGAGATAACTGTCAAATAGCTGGTGGAGTAGGAGGATCTTCTTATGCAGGTCCTGGCGCTGTATCAGGTGGATCTGGTGGCCCAGCAGGTGGAAGTTCTTCGGCTGGAACAAGAGGCTCTGGCGGTGGAGGAGGCGGTGCGGAACCCGTATCAAGTGCTAGTGCTGGTGGTGCTGGTGAAGTTTCCTATAGATTTATGAGGATTGCATAATGCCTTTAACAAAAATAGCTTTTGCCCCAGGAATAGATAAACAAGATACTGAGTATGGTGCAGCAGGTCGTTGGACTGACTCTGATATGGTACGCTTTCGTTATGGCTTACCAGAAAAACTTGGTGGGTGGATTAAATTAATTAATAGTACTTTAGTTGGTGTTGCACGAGACATGCATGCATGGACTTCTTTAGATGGTGTACGGTACACGGCCATCGGAACAGATAGAAAACTATATATTTATACGGAAGGACTTGCTTATGATATTACACCCATAAGAGACACAGGTTCTATTACGGGTTTTGAAACATTTTCTAATACAACAGTTACAGTTACCGACCCAAGTCACAATGCAGAGGTCGGAGATTTTGTAACCATATCAAGTACATCAGGTGCCGTTAACGGAATACCTGCAGCAACGATGGATGCTGAATATCAAATACTAACAGTTCCTACTGCTAATACTTACACTATTACTACGGCAACTGCGGCTACAAGTACAGGAACGTCAACTGCTACAGCGACAGCAACCTATCAAATATCTGTTGGTACAGCCGTATCACAATATGGTTATGGTTGGGGTACATATGAGTGGGGTAAAGAAGCATGGGGCACGCCTCGTTCTACGTCTAACGTTACAATAGAAGGACGTAACTGGTCTTTTGATAACTTTGGTGAGGATTTATTAGCAACAGTTAATAATGGAAATACATTTAGATGGGATACATCTGTTGGCACAGGGACACCTGCTGCCGTTATTTCTGCTGCACCTACTGTTTCACGTTTTAACTTAGTATCAATGCCTGACAGACATGTCTTTTTATTTGGTACAGAAACAACAATTGGTTCAAGCACTACACAAGATGATTTATTTTTACGATTTGCTTCACAAGAAGATTACAACACATGGGTTCCTACAGCAACAAACACCGCAGGTTCTTTTAGAATACAAGACGGATCTAAAATTGTAACAGCCGTTCGATCACGTAACGCTGTATTAGTTTGGACGGACACAAGTTTAAATGCATTACAATTTGTTGGTGCACCTTTTACGTTTAACTTAACACAAATAGGAGCAAACTGTGGAGCTGTATCTTTACACTCAGCAGTAGATGTAAATGGCACAGCCTTTTGGATGTCACAGAATTCTTTTTATAAATTTGATGGTGCTATTGCAAAAATGCCTTGTAGTGTACAGGATTATGTCTTTGAAGATTTTAGTATTACAAATCAACCAGAAACTTTTGCGGCTGTTAACTCAGAGTTTAATGAAGTAACTTGGTTTTATACTTCAAATAGCTCAACGCAAATAGATCGGTTTGTTACATATAACTATTTAGAAAATTGTTGGTCAACAGGATCTTTAGCTAGAACAACATGGCAAGATTATGGTGTGTATCAAAAGCCTTATGCTACAGAATATTCAACAACAGGAATTGCAACCAATAATGTTATTAATGGTTTAACAGCAGGAGCTACCACATTATATCAACACGAAACAGGTGATGATAATGTAACATTACCAATTAATGCTTTTATTGAATCTGGAGACTTTGATATTGCAGATGGACAACCTTTTTTACATATAGGAAGAGGTATTCCAAACTTTAAAGATTTAACAGGTTCTGTAGATTTAACTCTTAAATTTAAAACATATCCTAGTGCAACAACAAACACAACCGTGGTAAGAACTGTTGTTCCAACAACAGAAAAATTTGATTTACGAGGTAGAGGAAGACAAGCTAATATACGTATTGACAGTGACGCTGTTGGTGATAAATGGCGATATGGAACATTACGATTAGACGTACAACCAGATGGAGGTAGATAATGGCTAAAATTACAACAACAAGATTTCCTCAAGCAACTCCTGAATATCAACCTAGTATAATTGATATATTGACAAGATTGCTTGAACAAATAGTTCAACAATTAAATTTTGGTTTTCAGCAAGATTTAAAAGATGAATCTACAGCAAGGACGTGGTTCCTTGGCTGATTTATTTATAAGTAGATCAGGTAGTGCAACAGGAACTATTTACACAGTTCCAACGGCAGATCAAAATTCACAACCTCCTGTTCCTCCAACAACTGCTTTGGTTAAAAGTATTCGATTATCTAATCAATCAGGTGGCGCTATTACAACAACAGTAACGATGTTAGATAGTAGTAATAGTAGTTTAGAAATAGAGTTGTTTAAAGAAAGTTTAGCTGATGGAAAAGAAGAAGAAGTGTTAACACAACCTATTGTATTAGAACAAGCTGATGCAATTAAATTAACAGGTGCAGTAAAAATATTAGTAAGTTTAATGGAGATAACCTAATGGCATTTAAAAAAGTACAAGAATCAAAAGAAATTGGTAAAGAAATTGTTGAAGGTCAAGAAGTGGCTATTTTACAACCTGAAGTTCACCGAGAAGTAAAGAATAAAAAAACAGGTGTTGATTATGAATCTGAGGAAGCAGCTAAAGCTGACGTAGACAATCCAGAAACAGATACAACAGCTGATGATATTGAAACTAATATACAAGTAAAGGTAACAAAATTACCTGATGTATTTGGAAAAACTGAAGACAATTAAGCCCCGCAGTTTTCACAAAAATCATCACAGATACATTTTTCTTTTACGCATCCGCAAACAGGACAATTAGGATCCATTTGCCGCTGCTCTTTGTTTTGCTATATTTTCTTGAACAAAAACTCTTTCATCTTCTGTTAAAGGTCTACCCATACTAGGAGGTTTAGATTGACACGAACAACCGTCTGTATGTCTTTTGTGATCTCTTTCTACTGCTAATAAACGTTCATGATAGCGACTCACCTTATCTGCGAGGACAGCTATAGCTTTCAATACTTCTTGATTTTCCATAATATCTCCTGATTTATAATTTTTGGGTGAGATCTAATTTAAACACGTCTGTCATTATTTTCAAGTAATCTTTTTATAATTGTTTTCTTGACAACTAATTTGAAATAGTGTCCCAACCACTTGGATGCGGTATACAATGTTCTGTTTTTATACCTGGTTTCATTGTTAGTAGTATGTCACCACTAATACTTATTCTAGCTTCTTCTTGTGTATTTACTTCTGTGTAGTGTAATAACCCACTAGGAAATACTATTAAGTTATTTGTTCTTACAGGAATAATGTAACTAGAAAAATTAAATTGATTCCAATCAACAATGTATTGATCGGTTGGTGGAATATATAAACCTGTTTGCGCAGCTAGTTCTTTTTCAAACCGTATGTTACCCATGTCATTATTACGTACGTAATAAACAAAACTAAAGTGACTAGCGGTGTGTTTGTGACTAGCAATATGCTGATCTTTAACGGTGTAAGTAGCCCATGCTTTTGTTATATGAACATCAAATTTATCAGGATTATACCCTTTTGCCGTCATAAATTCTAAAATACATCTTTTTAATTTTATAAACAAAGCAGAATATTTCTTGTCTTTATGTAAATTATCCTTGGCTTCTTCTAAATCAGTAAACATGGTGTTACCTTTAACATCCGTGGTTGCTGCTGTTCTTCCAGGTTTTTCTTTTACAAAAGACTCTATGTGTTTAGCTACTGTTTGATTATCATTCTCTACATTAGTGCAGTAAATAGTTTCACCAAATAAACTATTGATTGTTGCTTCTTTCTCCATAACTTACCTCTAAATATTCTATTTTACTTACCCAACCTTTAGGTATAGCGATAGCACCGCCACCTGATATGTCATCTTTATCTTTACTATAAGAGCGCATAACAATTATTTTTTCATCATTGTTGTGTATCATCCACCCAACTTCTTGACATGTAGCCAAAGGAGCGCCCATAACGTCCTTTATATCTAGCCATCCTGTCTCTGTATCACGGGCATCGAGCCACGTCACACGGACCATCGGCACTTTCTTAATGTCAAAGTTCATATTTCTCATTGCACATTACACCGAATTTGCGTATAAATATAGAATAAAATAGGCAAAGACTTCAAGGCCTGCCTCCTTGCTATAGACAATATCATGAATTGCTAAGGAGAACATGTTTAAAAAGATATTTAGAGGAGTACGAAACGCACTAAAAAGCCCAGCAGGTATGCTAGGTTTAGGGGCCTTGGCTCTTGGACCATTAGGCGGAGGTGCAGCTTTATCTAGTTTATTTGGATCAGGCGCTATGAAAGGCGTTATGGGAAAATACGGTATTCCAGCTTTATTAGGTTTAGTTACCGCTGGAGCACTTAAAGGAGAAGGAAAAGAAGAAGCAGTAAGCTTTGATGATTTTGAATCTCAAACAACTAAAA